TACCATTAATTGTAATAGCATCTGCTTCTAAAGTTCCATCTATATCTGCATTACCAGAAATATCTAATGTAGCTGCATCTAACTCACCTGATAAAGTAATATTGGTAGCACCAGTAATAGCACCATCCATTGCAATAGCACCATTAATATCTATTGTTGTAGCAGCAATTTGTATTTCTGTGTCTGCTACTAAATCTAATTGACCATCTGTAGATGAATTAATATATAAACCAGTATCTCTAAAAAGAAGTTTGTTAGTGCTATTTAAAGTTAAACCTGTACCATCTGTGTGAGTTAAAGTTGTATCTGAATCTGCACCAAAACTTAATACAGCAGAATCACTTAATAATTTAACATCATCACCAAACACTGCATCTTTTGCTACAGATAATCCACCATCAGTTTGTAATGATCCATCTGTTGTAGAAGTTGCTTCGGTAGTATCATCCGTTTTTACAATACCACTTGCTGTAACTGTTGTAGCAGTTAATGCTTGTGCAGCAATCGTGCTACCTGATTGAGCTGTAAAAGTATTTGCTGTAAATTGAAAATCATCTGCTCCAGCAATTTTAATATCTATTTGGTCATCTGTATCTGCTGTGATAGTTGTATCACCATCAGCATCTAAAACTAACTCTCTTCCTTCCATGTCAGTTGCGCCACCAAATCCTGCATCAACTAAATTTGTTCCATCCGAATAAACTAATCTTGTAGTTTTTTCTGAAACTCCAAAAGTAATACCTGTTCCTGATGCTGTTTTAAATTGAACAGTGTATGCACCTGATGTGCCGTTAGTTACAATGTAAACTTTTTCTACTGAATCTGGTACAGTTACAATAGAGTTACCTGTTATTGTACCTGTTAATTTTATAACAGCGTGTCTTGCAACTGATGTAGATTCTGTTGCATCACCATCTGTAATACTTAATGTTGTTGTTCCACCACTAGTTACTGCTTGCTCTACATAACCAGCGATTGATTTTTCTATAATGTCTAAGTTGGTATTAGTTTTTGTTCCCCATGTACCGGCGTTTTCGCCAGTTGCCATTTTTTCTATACCGAGATCTGTATAACTTGATGCCATAATTTAATCCTATTGTGGTGCTGACTGTACAGGTATTCTAACTGTACCATCAGTATAATCATCCCTTCTTCTTCTACCAATTTGTTCAGCAGCAAAAGTCTGTACTGCTTCTTTATATTTTCCTTCGTAAAGTTGTAACATATCAGCTGGTCCTTTTAAAAAAGCATAAGTTTCAGCTAAACAACAATATAGCAGACCATTTGGAAAATTTAAACTAATATAATTAGTATCATTATTTTCCAATAAAGCTGGTATTGCATTGTAATGAATTTTGTATGCAAATGTTCCACTTGGTGTTGGTGATACAATTATAGATCCAGAGTTTGATGAACTCTCTCCAGTTGCTCCTGTATCTAGCATAGCATAATATTTTGGTGTTCCAGTAGACGTAGTTGCTGAAATATATTCTTCTAAAAATGTAATATCTTTTTTTTCTAAATAAGTATTGGCACCAGTGTAAGTAGATCCAGTTGCAGTATAAACTTGGACTCCTCTAATAAACACGGCTCCTGCTGGCACAGTTACAGTGCCTGTTCCAGACGTAAAATTACCTGTAGATGTTTTTCTATCTGCATCAATAGGTAGATCTCTAAAAATTCTATATTGTGCATTTAATATTATGTTTTCTAATACAGTATCAGATAGCACAGTAGAGCTAACTTCTGTGTAGCTTCTTATTTGTGTTTTTAATCCTGATGCACTTAATCCTGCCATTATGCACTAAGGGTTACTGGTCCAATTGAGACTGGAAACCCTCCTCCTTTCACTCCACCTGCTGTTGCTGTATTTGTTTGAACAGTAAAGTAGAAATTATCTGATGTATTTGTCGTGACTCTTGAACCACTAACAAACTTACCTGTAGTAATAGCATAACCTGCAGCTTTTGCAATGTTTGACCCTGCTATACCATCAAAAGATGCGGGGTTTGCATAAGTTCCTGCAAGTTTAGGTGCACCTCTAAATCTGTATGTTGTTCCATTTGTTAATCCGTGTCCTGGCGCGTGAACGTTTATTACACCAGAGCTTGCTGCATAAGTAGTAAATGGGTTTTCTGGTAATAGCTGTGCAACATCATTTTCTTCTCTAGCAGGTCTTGCGTTTAATAATGCTTGTGCATCACCGCCATGTGGTTTTGGTTGTATCTGTGGATGTTTAGGTTCAAACTCTGATTTATGAACTAACATACCATTCCATTCTTTGACCATCTCACTATACGGAAATTCCATTCCTGATCTGTCAGATATTGCTTTTGCGTATTTTCCTCTTGCTATTGCCATTATTTATCCTTAAAAAATTTTGGAGAATATTTAGAATCTTTAGTCATTATTCTATTGTATTCTTCTATGTCTTTAGGTCCTGCTTGTTGTTTTATATTTGATCTTATTTTTTTATTAAGTGCTTTTATCATTTTATCTTTTTTACCTGTTTTATCTAATTTATACACAGTATCAAAATGTTCTTCACCAGGAGTTTTCTTTTTTGATTTAGCAATTTTGCTAAAAACGTTTGAACTAATTTTTCCCATTCCTTTAGTTATTATTGTCATTTACTTAATATTCCTTTTAAGTGAGTTAAATCATGAGGTATTTTTTTCTTTTTTATACCAATAAATCCTTTTTTCTTCATACTTTTTAATCCCATAGCTATACCTTTTCTAACATTAGGATCTTTTTCCATATAGCCTTTAGTTTTTTTACCTGTTCCTTTTAAAGATTTTTTTATTATAGCTCCCATTCCTTTAGTTATTAATGTCATAATTTTCTCCTATATGTTTGGATAATAGTTTTTAGGAGTTATGTATGTACTAGCAGCAGAGCCATCTTCAGCTAAAGCTCTTGCTAATTCATCTTCGTATAATAACTTCATTGTTTGTGTTAATTGTGGATTTACTTTTTGACTTAAATAAAAAGCAAGTCCTGAAACCATACAAGGTACGAATCTGTATGGCACGTTAGTTGCATCTGTATAAGTTGAATCTGCATCTTGTAATCTTTTTACATAATAAAAATGTAAATCTTTAGATGCGTTTGATGAGTCAGCTGTTGGATAAACAGTTAACGTTGTTTTGTCTACAAATCTTTGTACAAAATATTGTGATGGTGTTCCTTTAGATAATTTACTTGATAAAGCAGAATATGCAGATCTAGCTATTTTAGTTAATGAAGAATCAGATTGAGTTGTTTGTGTTCTATTACTTCTTAATGTTGCTTCAAGAATATCTGCAACACCATAAATATTTGCTGGATTTGTTACAGAACTTGTGCCATCACCACTTGCTCTATAAAAAGTATATTCAGCTTGTCCTTCAATTAAATCAATATTACCTTCAGCAACTTCCCAATAGTGAATACCTCTATTACCCCATTCTTGAAAAAGAATGTTAAGAGATCTTCTTGCTGTTTTTAATTGATAACCAGAACTTGATTGTACGCCAAGTCTTTCATAAGCATCTTGTATAATTTCATCAACAGCAAATGTTTTGTCGAACGTTACTGTTCCGGAAGTAGTATTAGCCATCTGCTACCTCCCTACGAATACAGTTTTCTAAATTCTGCTATAACCGTATACATGTTTCCAGAATCAGCTGCGCCTGGAACTACAAAGTTTACATCACTCTCATTGGTATTACTTGATTTGTCAGTTTTAATTCCACCAAATTCTCTAAAGTCCCAATAGCCTGATCCTGTTAAACCAATTATTGGAATGTCACCATCGTCGTCTTCTTCGTCTAAACGTGCGTATGAATCTCCACCATCTCCTGAATCACAAGAAAACCAAAGTCTTTGTAATACAAGGTGATTAGCTGATTTGCCTTCACTGTTTTTTGCCATGGCTGAAACATCACCAAATACTGTTGTTCCGCCTGTTCCGTCTGATTGATTTACTATTTTAATAACAACCCTTGCATCATTTTCTTGCAAGATAGTTGGTCCTGTTACTGTGTCTGCCATAATCCCTCCTTAATCAAGATTACTAGATGGGGCCGAAGCCCCATCATAAAGTTAGTTATTATTCAAAAACGTGTCTACTCATTGATTGGTAGTGTACGTTTACTGCTTCAGCTGCTGCTGCACCTGCTTCAATACCAATGTATGGAATTAAATCCACATCATCAGTTAATGCTGCAGTTTTAGTTGCCGCTGTTCCAGGTTGTACTGATGTTACTGCTGTACCACCTGTGCTTCCTGAAGTGCCTGTAACATTGTACTGTATACCATTTACAAAAATAGTTGCTTTTCTAGAGCTGTCTATTTTAATTTTTAAATGATATTGTGTATCTGCTGCTACATCAATTGGTAATCTACTAATATAATCAGTACCACCAATGCTGTGAACAAAATGCCACTTAGCAAAATCAGTAAAAGCTTCACTGTTTGTTGCATCTGTTTGATATTTAAAAAATACTTGGTTAGCATCAGTTGCAACTAATTGATCATTAGTTAACTTTAAGCCAGCCCATACTTTTTGGTTATCAAGTGCAGGTAACGAAATTGTCTTC